GAAGCGATGGGTGTCAGCCAACCTACAAGCAGTAAGACTTCTACTCTTGCTAGGATAAGTCAAGTTCACACACCCATTAAAGGTGAGATTGAACTTGCAGGTAAGAAAATATCAACTGAAGTAATAACCCAAGGCATGTTTAAAATTGAACAAGGTGATCAAGTAGCTTACGCTACAGAAGTATCTGTCCAAGTATATGCTCAAAGAGAGCAATGGACTAAATGGGATACTGAAAAAGATATGATGGGTAAGACCATTATGGATCAGTCTTTAAATAAAGATTTAAAAGATAATTTGGGTGGTTTTAACTTAGGTAGAGGTAACAAGTATCACACTAAAAAAGAGTGGGATGCACTTGATCAAGCGACAAAGACTAGGAGATGAAGCAGGTCAGCCCTCTGATATGGCTGTTGATAACCTCCCATTTGTAATGGACGTAAAAAATAGACAGTCGTTAAAGTCTCTTACTGATTGTGTAAAAAGTATTATGACTAAGAACTTACTGCCTATTGAATATCTTATAAACATGAAGCACGAGATACACTCTATCCAAACAGGTGCTACTTATTCTAGTACAATTTACTCTTTACTTAATAAAGTTGAAGTAGATAATGATGTTTCTAGCCCTATTCTTGGGAACTTTTTGGACTGGATCCAAAATACAAACAAGTACATTATAGATCAGTGGCAAGAGGCTCAAGATAGCTCTTTGTCAGACGCTGAGTCTAGTATTGTTTCTAATCTCGTCAATGTTTCTGACGAAGAAATGGCTGACTTTGCATGAACCATCCTGCTGAATTGTCCGTCTATTCCTTTTTACGTAAGGCAATAAAAGGAGAGACTAATGTAGACTTAGATGTTATCGAAAAAGTATGCGATGATGTTAAAACTGCATTAATAAAACAATTCAACGGTGGTGCTAGAGGAGACTTTAAACTTAGGATGTCTAATATAGGGCGTCCTAAGTGCCAACTCTGGTTTGAGAAAAACGATCCAGAAGATAAGACTGAGTTTCCACCTCATTTTTTAATGACTATGTTATTAGGAGATTTAGTAGAGGCAGTCTTTAAAGGTATTCTCAGAGCATCAAACGTTGAGTTCAAAGATAACGACTCTGTTACTCTAGATCTTGGAGATAAAAAAATAACAGGTGAGTACGATATGATTATGGACGGAAAAGTAGATGATGTTAAGTCTGCAAGTCCTTGGTCATACAAAAATAAATTTGACAGTTTTGAAAGCTTAAACGAGTCCGATAGTTTCGGTTACATACCTCAGTTAGTAGGGTACGCTCAAGCATCTAACTCAGGCGTAGGTGGTTGGTGGGTAATTAATAAAGGTACAGGTGAGTTTAAATATGTTACTGCAGAAAATGTAGATAAAGAAGATGTCCTTGAGAGGATTAAAAATACAGTAGAATATATTGAAAACGAAGAGCCTTTTGAAAGATGTTACGAACCTATTAAAGAAACATTTAAAAGAGTCGAGACTGGAAATTTAAAATTAGGAGTTGAGTGTGGTTTCTGTGCTTATAAACATAAGTGTTGGCCTACTCTGCAAACACTTCCTGAAACATCTTCAAAAGCAAAGGAACGTAAGTTAATAGATTACGTAAAAGTTGCATAATAATAAAAAGGATATCATAATAATGAGCAACACAGTTAACATTGATGGCAAAGACTACGATACAGATACTTGGACGGATGAGCAGAAAACTAATTACAGAGAGATTAAGTTTGCTCAAAATATAATAGCAGAAAAAGAATACGTTCTTGGTACGCTCAAAGATAACTTTCAAGTTAAAGGTAAAGCTTTACTTGATAGCCTTGATGAGCAAACCAATGCCAAAACCTAATACTCAAAGACGGCATAATTTTCGTCGATATAGAAGTGGTCTTGAAAAAGAGACTGCTTCTTTTTTAAAACCTCGTCAAAAGCAAATAAGATATGAGCTTTTAAAGATAGAGTGGGAAGACCTACGCTATCGTACCTATACTCCTGACTTTCTTCTCGACAATGGAATTATAATCGAGACAAAAGGCATCTTCGATAGTGAGGATCGTCGTAAAATGAAAGAGGTTCGTAGGCAACATCCTGAGCTAGATATACGTTTTATATTTAGTAACTCAAAAGCTAAACTGTATAAAGGCAGTAAGTCTCGTTATTATGAGTGGTGCGATAAGAATAACTTCTTATGGGCTCACAGAGTAATACCCGAAGATTGGCTCAAAGAAAAAGGTAAGATTACTAAGAGCAATATTATAAAATTAAAAACAAAAAGGAGAGACTAATGGGCTATACATTAGAAGATAATGAGATAGGTTTAATACTTAAGCCTCTAGGTATAAATGCCAAAGGTCAGTGGAGAGGAGTATTAGCTACAGGACTAGCAGTGGATAAGTCTTGTACGTTAAAAGAGCCTGTCTTAACTGAGCTTATTAATATAGCAGCGACTTTGGCTGCATTTCTCCATGAAATACAATCTGATCCTAAACTTTTGGAATTTATAGAACATAGAAGAGATCACTTGATGGACGAGTTAATGGAAAATATAAGCGAGGAAACAAATGGTTTACCTGAAGTAGAAGTTAAATCTTCGGATGGTAAAGTTATTAAATTAAATGCGTGGACTAAAACAAAAGGGAGTGCGTAATGGAAGAAGATCTTGATGAGTTTAATCCAGTAACAAAGCCACTACATTACAACCAAAATGGTATAGAGTGTATTGAGGCTATTGAGGCTATGATGTGTGGTATAGACAAACCACATGGATACCACGCAGGTAACGTTCTTAAGTACCTTTGGCGATTTGAGTATAAAAATGGTTTAGAAGATCTACAAAAAGCTAAATGGTATTTAGAAAGATTAATTGAAAAATATAAGGAGAAACACAAATGAACGCTAATGATTATCAGAAAAAAGCATCTGAGACTGCCATATTTCCAAAGGAGCAAGCCTTAAATTATCTTACTCTTGGATTAGTCGGAGAAGCAGGAGAAGTAGCTAATAAAGTTAAGAAGCTTATGAGGGATGGCAATTTAGAATCTCAAAAATTAATAGACGAGATAGGTGATGTAATGTGGTACTCAGCTATGCTTTGTAATTATTTTAAAGTTGATATGAGTTATGTCTTAGAGATGAACCTGTATAAATTAAATAACAGAAAAAAGGCAGGTACATTAGGTGGCAGTGGCGACGAGAGATAAAAGGATGAAATTAGCAGTAGATAAAAACGCTAACTTCTTACCTGTAGTAGAAAATATGATGGCGAGAGCAGTTAAAGATATTATTAAAGATGTTATTTTTGACATAGATGATTTAAAAATTTTAGAGATAAAGGTTAAAGAAAAATGAGCAATTATTTACCAACAGACTACCAAACTTTCATTGCAGTATCACGGTACGCAAGATGGTTAGACGATGAAAAACGCAGAGAGACTTGGGCGGAGACAGTACAACGTTACATTACAAATGTAGTAGAGCCTTTTGTTAAGCCTATAGACGCTTCACTAGTCAAAACTATAGAAGAGAGCATACTTAATTTAGAAGTTATGCCCTCTATGCGGTCTATGATGGTGGCAGGAGAGGCCGGAAATAGAGATAACATTAGTATGTATAACTGCAGTTATCTTCCAGTAGATGATCCTAAAAGTTTTGACGAAGCAATGCATATCCTAATGAACGGTACAGGTGTAGGGTTTAGCGTTGAAAGGCAGTATGTACAGAAGCTACCTGAAGTTCCTGAACTGTTTGAGTCTGACACTCTAGTTATTATTAAAGATAGCAAAGAAGGTTGGGCTAAAGGTTTGCGTCAAATACTAGCACTACTATGGGCAGGCGAGATACCTAATTGGGATGTTTCTAAAGTACGACCTGCAGGTGCTAGACTAAAAACGTTTGGTGGTAGAGCGAGTGGCCCTGCACCTCTCGTAGATTTGTTTAACTTTGCAGTTAATACATTTAGAGGAGCTCAAGGGCGTAAGCTATCTAGTATAGAGTGCCATGATTTAATGTGTAAGATAGGTGAGATTGTAGTTGTAGGCGGTGTTCGTAGATCAGCTATGATCAGTTTATCTAATTTGTCAGATGACAGGATGCGACACGCTAAGTCAGGTAAGTGGTGGGATAGCTCTCCCCATCGAGCCTTAGCTAACAACTCAGTTTGCTACACAGATAAACCAGACTCTGAAACATTTATGCGTGAGTGGCTTGCTTTAGTTGAAAGTAAATCAGGTGAAAGAGGTATCTTTAATAGACAGGCTTGTAAGGCTTTAGCTCTTAAGTATAAACGTCGAGATCCTAACCATGACTTCGGCTGCAACCCTTGTAGTGAGATAAGTTTACGCCCATACCAACTGTGTAACTTAAGTGAAGTTGTTGTCAGACCTACAGATGACGTTGATGACATATCTAGAAAAATTAAAATAGCAACAATTCTAGGTACAATACAATCAAGCTTTACTAAGTTCCCTTACTTACGAAAAGTATGGCAAAACAACTGCGAGGAAGAAAGACTTCTTGGCGTAAGTCTTACTGGGATCATGGACAATCCTTTAATGACACCTAGCAACAAAGCACTAGACAAAACTCTACAGCACTTCAGGCAAATTGCA